CTGTTAAATCTAAAACGTCAGTAATTGCAGCACCCGATCCTGCTCCGTCAGCCACTACCATCTTAATACCGCCATTCGGTATTACGACATTAGAACCTGTGCCTTGGGTAAGGGAAACTGCGTAACCCGCAGAGTTCTGGATTATCCAGACTTTACTAACTGTGTTGGGTGCGAGGGTAACTGTGTTAAGTGCGGTAATAGAACCTGTTAAGGTTAATACCATACTTCTTGCTTCCGAATCCGTTTCTGTGCCATCAGGTATAGTAATCGTGTGGGAAGTTCCCGTGATCCCTGTTGAAGCACTACCGAAAGCATCCGCTATCAGCGTTAAATTCGTATTTGTTGTTGTACCCCACGTTCCGCTACCGTCACCAGTAGCCATTTCATCGAGCCTTAGATTATTTACATATGTACTTGCCATTTTTCTTCTCCGCTATGATTATACTATGATTTCCATAATTATTAAGCAACTTCTTTCCAATCAGGGGTTTGTGTATCTGAAACCTCGCTCCAACCTGGAGTTTGTGTATCAGTTACTCCCGTCCAATCGGGCGTTTGTCCTGGTTGTATTTCGCCCCAAACCGTGAGCGTGCTAACTGCTCCTGTGCCATAAACTCCTGTAACGGTAATATCTACATGGATTGTGACCGTTAAACTACCAAGACCACTGGTCATGGCGTCTTGGGTAACTGATATTACATTATTAGTTACTAAAGTTAGACTGCCTAATGCCGAAGTTCCTGCTAATCCCGTAGGATAAACATTCGCATCACCAGTAACCGTTTCATCGCCTTGGGCTACTGTAGAAGCAGTACCACTAACTCCTGTAATTGCTGCTCCGTTAGCAACAACCGTACCTACGGCTCCTGTACCTGCTACTCCTGTTTCCGATACAGTAGCTCCTCCTGTTGCAGTTACGCTACTAACTGCGCTAGTTCCAGCAACCCCTGTTTCTGTTACATTGGCTGCTCCCGTAACAGTAAGGGAATTAACTGCTCCTGTAGCAGCAACGCCTGTTTCCGCTACATTAGCATCTCCAGTTACTGTTTCTGTGCCGAGTGCGGTAGTACCAACTACCCCTGTTTCGGTGACAATCGCTGCACCTGTTGCAACAACCGTACCGACAGAACCTGTGCCCGCTACGCCTGTTTCCGCTACATTAGCATCACAGGTAACGGTTTCGGTTCCTAACGCAGAAGTACCTGCAAGCCCCGTAAGGGTTACAGTAACGTCAACTTCAACGGGTTCACCCCATGTGCCTGAACCCCAAGTAGACCGACCCCAGCCAGCCATTCTTTACTAAGCGATTCTAATTACAGCGTTACTTGCATCTGCCGTAGGGAAGGAAATTGTAAAACTTCCTGCCGTGGAGGTTTTATCTCCACCAAAATCAAAAACTGCAACTGCTGGATCACCAGAAGCTGTGTCGTTGAATATCATGCATCCTCTAGCCGTAATCGTACAAGTACCAAAAGTTAAATCAGCAAAATCCGTGAACGCTGTCGTTCCAGATGTAGTCGGAGCTACTTTAGTTAAAGTACCACCTTTAGCTGTGTAATTGGTTCCTGTCGCTTCTTGGCTAGTGCTATACGCTGTAGTAGAAGCACTCATAGTAGCTGAACTGGTATAAAGAGCCAGTTTAAACGTATTACCGTTTGTCGCAAAGTTATGTACCGCCGTCATCAATTCACTTTTGAAAGACGTGCACATCGCTTGTGTTATTGCCATTATAGTCTCCTAATAATATTAGCTAGGTCTTTTTGACCTTGTTTCTCTAATTGATTGCCTATTGTACACATGTGGTTATTCACCGCTTCTTGCATATAATATGTAATCACCTTTTTGCATGTTTCTTTAAAAACATGAGCTTGTTCCCTAATGGGTGCAGGAGCTGTTTTACTGATAGAAATTATTTTATTAATTGCCATTTCCGCAATTTCCTCTATCGTGTGCCCTCTGTGTTCTGTTGTGGTGACTCCAAGAGTTCCAACTTCTGTTTCTGAGTTAAGTGAAAACATTAGTATTTCTTGGGCTCCACAACCGCTTCTTGTACTTGTTCATCGTGTCTACCAACAAGACCCATAGGGATAGCTTGTTGTTTTTCAACTTCTGACCACTTACAAATTTTTAATTCATCCTTTTCCATATACGTTACATACGGATCTTCTAGTCGATGATACCCATACAATTTTTCTTGAATCGGTACATCAGCATCTAAAAGACCAGACGTCAAAGCTACTTGAACAATAATACCTGCGTCTATACATTTTGCCAACCAAAATTCACAACAACCACGTCCTTGCTCCGCAAAGTATAAATTACCTTTATAAGTAAAATCTGCACCAAACATACTGACCCCACTTACTTTATTCCATAATGCAAAAGCAATAGCGTAAGAGATAGTATTATTAAAATAACCACAATGGAGGTCTGTAGCTACTGATTCAAGGGGGTATTCTTCTAAAGCAGGAACTCGTTTATCTAATTCACACGTGTATATTGGATAATCCGCTGTGGGCAGTGTTTCTTTCATCATGACTGTCATATTCCCTGCGTCGTCCGTATCAAAAAATCGGCTAACTGGATCCATAACAAAAGCTCTATCAATTCTTTTTACCACACCAATCATGGCATTAATTGCCCAAACCTCATCAAATTTTTTACTATGGGTGATCATTTTATGATAGTCTAATTGACTATTACCCATAGCAAGAATAGCTATGTTCTTTCCTTCTAACTCTGGTATTGGCTCTTTTAACATTACTGAGGAGCCATTCTTATATTATCGTAACGGTCTTCATCCCGTACGTCTTTAGATTCACCTAATACTTTTAAAGTGGCTAAGGCTTCTTTAAATTTTTGTTCATATACCATAATTTCATCAGGAGCGGATTTCATAAAAATTGTCCCTTCTACTAAACAACCATACAACATGGCATTAGAGGCGTTGGTTGAAAGCCAGGTAGTTCCACTATCACCTGCAGAGGTTAAAGAAGCAGGTCTATAAAAATAATGTAATTCAAACGTAAAGTCACTACTTGGGGTAGGAGCTAAGATAAACGTATCGTCATCAAACTGAGCATAGTAAAGGGGTTCTCCAGTTGTGGCTACTGCTGGGGTATAATCTCGGATCCAGGTCACGTGCTTCAGTAATAAATAAGTATAATTACTATCGCTGTCTACAACCGCTAAACTGAACGGGGATAAATAATCAGTCGGAGTAGCCAAATAGGTATTTCCCGAGGTTCCTGAACCCGTTGAATTCTTTCGAAATACAGGTAATTGTACGGATTTAAGAATCCGTTCTTCTGTTTGTTGTATAAAAGTATCTAAGGTATTAGTAAAAGTAGTTTCATCATTATCTAAATAATTCTGAATTGCTGTCTTTAAGCCGCTATAAGTAAATCCTGCCATTAGTCTGTACTCACTGTTAATTCACCTACCTCACCTGTCCCTTCTTCTCCACTGAACATGGTGCCTATTGGGTCATCGGTAAACGTCATCATATTAGTTCCTGTTGCATCAATTACCGCGTCTGATGGATCAACTGTAGTAACTTTTCCTAATTGAGCCTGTGGTAAAGGAACTTCAGGACGGGGTTGATATAGGGCTTCCGCATCAGCTCCAATAGAAACGGGATCAATCTGTGGATTTTTAGGTTCGTAACACTCAGGGCATACTTTATTACCCTTCCAACTCATTCGCATAACGCGATATGGATAAGCCCAACTGCAAGTATCGCAAACCGCTAAGGCGTATTTACCCGATGCATATGCCATTAGATATATTCTCTCCTGGGAACTAAATGTACTACAGACCGATCTTCATCGTAACGCAATGCATTAATTAAGTCCTTTTCATATTGCTGTTGTAAAATCGGAAGTTTTTGCGTATTCTTCTTAAGACATAAGTAATACGCTAATCCTGAAACCAGGGGAGGAATAAATCGACTGGGTAAATCAAAATCCTCAACCGATGCCGAAGCATCTTCAATTCTTGTCCAAGCATAGTAAATGAGTTTATCCGTTGAGTTCTCGGGCGTAGGATAAAGATGAATCACAGGGGTTAAAAGTCGCTCTAACCAATATTCCGTGGGACGAGCCTTAATGCTCTTTGTTGGAATTCCAATAAATTCATTTCTATCAACACGGGTAAGCGGATAATCAGTAAGTGTTCCTCCCACACTCTTTTGAATATAGGCATCCAAAATATCTATGTCGTAAGTATTGATACTATATTCGCTAGTTCCTTCCGTTAATGTAGTAGTTACCTTTGCAACTTCCCACATTTGGACGCCACGGTTAGACCAATCCGCAAACATAATATTTAACGAACGCCTTGCCGTAACTGCGTCATACGACGTGCGGGCTTCTAAACCCGCAAGTTCGTATGCTTCTTCTATTGCTGTCGCTACATTTAAACTAAATGTGCGAGTTCCTGAAGTCGCCATTGTTTAAGATCCTGGTGCTTCGTAATACTTTAAAAATTCACACCAAACAGTGTATTCATTTCCTGCGTCAGAAGTTGAGGGAACTACCAAAAGTACGTCCCCTGTATAACCTGATGCCGATGTATTCTTTAATCCTCCAAATGAACTAAAGTCAAATGAATTGTCATATGCCAGTGTTAAAAAGGTTACATCTGTTGTTGCGTCCCAATCAAGGGAAGCAGGAGCATCTGTTCCTCCACCTACACTGTACCATATCTTATTTAAAGAGACATGGGCACATGATTCACCATTTAATGTTGATGTATTCAATCCAGAAACATCAACCAAAGTGGTGCTACTTGCGCTACCGTCTGAATAAACTGAACAGTAAACAATTAAAGTTTTCTCACCATCTAGTTGAGTAGTAGGACCTGTGACTGTATTAGCCATAGTTTACCTCCTATTAACTGTCAGCAAATGGTGTTACTAAAGTTCCTGAACCTAATAACTGTCCTGCTACGTGGTATTTAGCACTTGCCATTGCAGTGAAAACTACAATACTTCCTACTAATCCACCTTTAGTGGTACCATTTTGAGTAAAAGTATCATTAGATGCACCAGAGATAAAAGTCTTACCCGCCGCACTATCATCGATACCAGTATATGAACCACCCACAAACTTATCTGTACCATCCGTTGCAATATCCATATCGGTTGCAGCAGTTACTACTATAAAAGTGAACTGAGCACCTAAATTACATAATTGATTTGGATCTGTTTTATCTGCAGGTTCTGTTACCACAATACTAGGAAGTGTAAACACTCCGTCTGCATCATTACATAAAAGTGGTCTACCTGCATGTGCAGCCACTGTAATGGTTGTATTAGCAGTTAGACTTACAACAGAGTTGTATCCTGAACTGTATAAACCAGCAAGGGATCTTACTGGACCTGAAAAAGTTGATTTAGCCATCGTTTCCTCCTAACTAAAACCGCTACATCATCTTGGAGTACGTCTGCCGAGTCAGTTGATGTAACAAATTATCTCGGGTTAAAAAATCAAAATAGGGGGAGGAGTAAACCCCTCCCCGAATTCTTTACGCTCCTGGCGAGCCAAATATGCCTCTCCAGTCGCTCCAACCAAAGCTATAACGTTCTCTCGCCTTGTATCTAACATTTCCAGTTTCAAAGTCACCTTCCATGTTTGTGGATACAGGGGTACGAACAAAATGCTTCAGACCATTAGGTACGTCAGTTTTGACGAACCATGCATCAGTATCTGTTAGATAGTGATTTACTGCGTAGCCTTCTGAGACCATGCCCATATTGCGAATCGCATTAATATCATTATCAGCAGTACCGACACGTCCTGGTGTTTCTAAGAGTCTGTCAGCTACAAATTGCAACGCGGCTGGAATTATTAATTTCCTAGCCTGCGCATTGATCTTAAGATCTCTTTCATCTTTAAAAGCAGCTATATCAATAAGTGCTTGTTCCAATGAAGTTTCATTAAGATCGGCAGATGTAGATAACTCGTTCTTCATATCAACATTACCTACAGTGGGGTGATCGGTGGTCATAAGAGCCTTACCGTCTCCTCCTACATAAGATGAACTAAAGCCGTTGTTTAAAACGTTAGCCGCTTTAACCTGCTTGCTTTGTTGCATCGAACGTGCTAAGGCTTTCGTGTATCGAGAAGAAAGTGTATCGTAGAGGTTATCTTCGATTGCTTCTTCTGTTAACGAGAAAGCTAAAGCTACTGTATCATGTGTATAACGAGCCGTCCACGCTTCCTGTGCAAAATCATAGACAACAGGCGCACCTTCTCCCTTAACGGGAGCCTCACTAAACCCAGTTAACATCACTTCTTCCTCAAAAGCTCTTTCAGAACTTTCTGTGTCAAAAATGTCTTCATGCTCACTGTTATAACGCTCATATTCCAAACCAAAGAGCGCATGGAGTCCAGGTACTAACTCTTTGACGAGTTGTGCTCTGTTAATTGCCATTTCTTATCTCCTTAATTTAGACTGCAAACGTTGATGTCGGGAATGTGAAGTAAGCTCTAGCATTAGCCCCAATTGAATTACTTGGGTCTAAGTTAAAACCTACACACAGTGCTATTCCACTCGAAGTAGTTGCTGTTACACCCTCTTTCGACCTGCCGTTCGTTGAAGAACCTGCTGTCGTTGAGAGAGTGTACTTGCTGCCAATAAAACTTACCGCAGGGGTTCCTGCAGTAAATTGTGCTTCATATATGATCGCTGGATCGCGATATACATAAGCAATAGC